AACAAGCCTTCCTTTGCAAGCCAGTTGATACTTTCTACGCCATGGGTGAGGTGCGAGGGGATTCGCTCGAGTGGGATATATGGTTCCCCACTACCTTTCTTGTTTTCATCTAATGGTTCTAAGCCTCGCCGCTGTCGCCCTACAAATAGAGCGTAGAAAGTACTCAGTGCTGGCAAGAATACAGCAAAGTCGTCCTGTGTACTTGTTAAGTCTGTGTGTTCATTATGGATCATTACTTACTCTGTGCTGGCAGGATATAGTCATAAGTTGCCATACCACTGTCTACTGTAATCATTGCTGCACCTGCATCACTAAACTTCATAGTGATATCACCAGGCAAGTTGAGAATGCTCAATACTTGTGCTACGGGCCAACTCCAACCAGTGTTCAACTGACCTTCAACGCCTGCCGCAAACACAAAGTTACCTGCGTGTGTACTGCTATCACCAAAGAAAAACTTTAGATCACTGCCTTCAGTCTTTGCAACAAAAACAGTTTCTTCGCTGTTAGCCTGTGCTTGCATTTTAAAACGTGCAATGCTTGCGCTGTTGGGTTCCATAGTAATGTCCCAATTCACACCTTTAAACTTGACGCTTTTTAGTTTTTCTTCAACAACTTCTTTGCTCATAAAGCGATAGTCGTTTTTAAAGTCTCCATTTGCATTTTCAAAATGCAAACCAAACGGAACAGTTTCGCCATTGCGATCTTGTGTGTTCACAGTGATGTTTGCATTTTCTTTGTATTCTTCAATGTTTAGAAGAACGTTTAGTTTGCTAAGATTGGGCAAACCAAATGTGCCGTCTAAGCCTGGTACTTGCTCTTTGAACTGCGCTTGCACAATCACAGTGCGATCATCGTCCATAGCTTCTAAGTTAGTTGTACCATCTTCGTTAACAACTTTTGCTTGGTCAATGAATCCAAGTCCATGTGTGTGTTGCACAATATCTTTAAGATAATCTCGCATTATTGTTTCCTTTTCCTTAGGTTTACTGTATAGCTACCTTGTGTACGAGTGTTAAACCTGTATTCTCGTACAAAAGTATTTAGGTGGAGCCAAGTTTCCATTTCGTTACGTATCATACCTTGCCCACAAATAATTTCACAGCGTTTAATATTTTTATAATAACAGTCGCTGAGGAATCTGTCAACCAGTTTCCATGCTTCATGTACATGTTTTCCGTGTAAATCTAGTCTAGCCATTTTAATTTGCATTGGTTGTAAAAGTCAATTTCACTTTCTAGTTCTTCCAAAACAACAGCTTGAAAGTCAGCATCTATGTCTTTAAACTTTAAAATATTTTTAGTAAGATTTGAACTTTGATTACTGTGCTTTTTAGATAAGTCAAATTTAAAGTCACATCCTGGATATTTTGTTTCTAACAGTTGTTCTATTTTAGAGATATAATCATGTTCAACAAATGTAACAGTTAAGTTGTCCATTCTTTCAAATTTGGTAATATCAAATACTTTACTGGTATATTCATCTGTTGCTTTTTTACTAAACATCTGATTAAGTATACTTTGCTGATCGTCATATCTTACAGGTTCAATTGTATATCTATTTAAAAACCAAAGTTTGAAATCAATAGGATAGTCTGTGGTGTTTTGATTTATATTGTACATGTGCTTACATTGATAAGAAAAATAGTTGTATGCACTCATTAGCCTTTTAACAGGATTTCGTAACGAAATCACATAGTGTTTTCTTATGTTAGGTAATCGATTGTTCAGTTCTATTGCATTAACTTTCCCTGTAAAAAATACAGGATAAGGACGCAAAAGTGCATTCATGTATACAATATTTTTCCAACTTCCGTCTTCGAGATCTAGACTGTCACCATATATTATTTTGTTATCTGTTAATTCGTTATGATGAATCAGCTTGTGTCGGGGATGATGTTTAAATCCTTCACGAACACTGGTGCCGCCATTTTTATAGATATGATTATATATTACAATATCAACCATTTTTGTATCCTACTGTTTCTCTAACAATATCATTGTGATTGAATTCAGCCCAATACAGTTCAAATGCTACGCCGTCTTTTAAGCATTCAAACTGATGATACAATCCTGGTTTTACTTTTGTATAACATCCAGCAGTGAGTATTGTTTCATCTACTAGATCATAATCATTTTGCCAAACACGGACAAGCATGGATCCCGACTCTACATAAAAGCCATTCCATTTGAATTCATGTTTGTGTTTACTGCACACACCGCCTGTACGCATTTCAATTCTATGAAACTCTAAAGCATTGTTTGCTTCAATAAGTTCAGTTTCTCCCCATACTTTTCCAGCGATCATTCCATTTCTCCGCTTCTTGTGGCGTGTTTATTTCCATGCCACTAAATTCTACTGGTAAACAACCTATGTCCCATCCGCCTTTGAGCCAGCGTAATTGTTCAAGTTGTTCTACACTTTCTTCTGTTTCGACAGGCATAGATGAATAAAGTTCAAGCGGGTTACGTTTGTATCCATACACACCTAAATGCCATTCGCCATAGCCTGCAAATCCTCTGCCAAACCATAAACATTTATCTGCACTACGCACTACCTTAACTGTATTTAGATCCTGTTTTTGTTCTTCTGGTAACTGTGTACACACAGTTGTTATTTGATAGTTCTTTAGATGCCATAAACATTTGTCAATCATTTCAGGTGTGACATCTGGCATATCGCCTTGTACATTTACAAAATGACTATACTTACCAAGTAAATCGCCACTAATAGCACCAGCACATCGTTCGGTTCCGTTCTCATAAGGAACCTCTTGGTCAATCCAACATACCTCCCAACCAAATATCCTACCGATTCGCATATCGTCTGTAAGTACGAATGTGTCGTGTCCTGTTTGTTTACATGCTTCATATACTCTCTCAATCATGGTCTTGCCGCCTAAATCTACTAGTGGCTTGCCAGGAAACCTTTTGCTAGCATATCTAGCCGGTATAACGATAGCGGTGGATTTCATCTACTATACTTTCAAAATCTTGAAGTTTTATCATGTTAGGTCCATCACTAGGAGCATTATCTGGATCGTCATGTACTTCTAGAAAAAATGATGTGATGCCCAATGCTGCACCAGCACGGCAGAGAGAAGGTACATACTTACGATCACCGCCACTAGTATCGCCTTGTCCGCCAGGCGTTTGCACACTGTGGGTAACATCATAGATAAAACTGTCGCCCAACTTATCAAGAAGATACTGCATACCAACAAAATCATTGATGAGTGTGTTGTATCCAAAACTAGTTCCTCTTTCGGTAATCCAGACTTCTTTTGCGTCTGTACACTTACTTATCACTCCTTCTACTTCTTTTGGAGATAAAAACTGTCCTTTTTTAATATTAACAATTTTTCCACTGCGAGCCGCAGTTGTTATTAAATCAGTTTGGCGACATAAAAATGCAGGAATTTGTACAACATCTACACTGTTGTACCATTTTTCAACTCCTCTCCAGGAGTTTATTTCGAAGACACTGTGAAAGTCAGTTAGTATGTTTACATTTAACACTCGCTTTATTTCTACAAAGTCATCCATTGTGGCCCGCATTCCTCGTCCACGTTGACTGGCTACATTTGTTCGATTTGCTTTGTCATAACTTGCTTTGAAGTAATAATCGATATCATACCGCTCGCATACTCGCTGACATTCTACTGCAATATCTAAACTTTTGCTAAGAGATTCGTGTTGACAAGGACCTGCAATAATTCTCATGTGAAATCAAACAAACTATCAAATGTAGTTTTGTCCTCCGCTTTGGTCAAGTCCCAATTCATAACACCCAACAAGTTTTCAATCTTCTTTGTAATAATACCTTCTTCCATTGTGTCTGTATCAAACGGAAGTTCTTTGTACCATTCCGGCAAACGTGTTTCATCTGTGGGATAACCAATACTAGTAAAGCCCATTGGATTTGGTTTTAGTTTGCACACAATAGTCTTCATACCATCCATAATTTCCATGCTGTAACGGTCACTGTTCATTCTACGCATTCTGTTGTAGTTGATAGCTGCTCTAACATGACCTGGCATGTTTGCTTTGCCTTTGTATACTTCATCTCCTGTTTTAGGATCTAACATATATTCACTGTTGTAGTAGTGTGTAAGTTTGTTCACACGTTTGGGTGTACCTTTGAGCCACGCTGGCATGTTTCTAAATTCACTGCGAAACTCGATAATGCGTTCAATAATCTCTTCTTCGCTTGTACCTGTTAGTGTTTTGAGTAACAGTTCATTCAAGAAGTCTTGCATAAACGCAGGAGTGTCTGACCTTTTGAGGTCCAGGCCCATTGCTTTGATCTTGCCTGGCTTATCATCTTTATCTTCTCTGTGACCTTCATTGTCATACACTAGGATTGCATAGCGTTTCTTTGTGATGTATATACCAGCAGTTGCACTAACTTCACGTGCTGCTGCAATAATTTCACCTTGCTTGCGATCCAATACGTTGTGCGCCCTAGCCATATAATCAGGGAATGTTTCATTGGCTTGTTCACACACAGTTTCATACAGTTCAGTGACTTTGTCTTTGTCCCAAGCAAATTCACCGCTTTCAATTTGTTCTTTAAAAATAGGATACGCACTAAAGTACACACTGTCTGTATCACCATAGATAATTGCAGGACCCACATGATTGTATTCACCTGTAAACAGTTCATTTACTTTGGCGCCCATGTGCCTTGCAATACATCTACCAGTTAGTGTTGTGCTTTGCCCCATGCGTGGATCATTGAATCTACTGCCTGGATTAAGTAACGCACCATACAAACTGTTCAAGTTAATCTTTTTCACCAACTGCCGTTTGTCCCAATAAGCAGTTTCTTCAATGTTACCTGCCGCTTGATTTTCACGCATATTCTTTTGCAGTACTTTACGTTCTGCATACCAGCGTTCTAGTAAGCCTGGAATGATGCCTTTTCTACTTTGATCTAGTATTGTACCATTACTAGTAAGCACCCAAGGTTGCCCACTTTCAAAGATAATTTGATACAGTTCAGCACCTGTGCCTTGCAGTTCCTCGCCATTTTCAAAGTCAATATATAGCAGTGTCTCGTCATCTTTAGCAATAACAAGTTCATATTCTCGACAAGCAAATTTGCCTTCCCACGCTTTTGCAACTTCCCATTTGTGTTCTGCTAGCATTGGCACAGTCAGTGTGTGTCTAATTTGACCAACAATAGTTTCTGTACTCATGTTCAAACTGCGCAAAATACTTGGATACAGACTGTTCAAGTCCATACTGCCAATCCATTCATGAAAGCCTTTCTTAGGCGTAGCAACATATGCACCAGCCGCTGTACATGCTTGTGGATAGTGCTTTTGTGTTTTGTCATGTTGCTTGTCAGGAACAATAAGTCCTCTACTGTGTGCTTCGTTGAGAATAGCTTGGTCTGTAACAGCAACCGCACCCATAGTTGTTTGCACAAGAACTGTGTTGTCGTGTGCAATAACGTTTGCAAGATCAATAAACTGTAGCTTCTTGTCCATACGTACCAGCAAGTCAACGTCTTGTCTGGAGTATTGAATAAACGTTTCAAAGTCGTTGTTGTAAAGCTGATCCAGTGTGCCTTCATATTCTGTTTTGCGTTCGCCAAGTTCATATTCGCCAATAGCATCCAAACTATAACTGTGCATTTCATGATATGTATACTTGCGATACAGTTCCATGTAATCCAAATGCAGTCTACCCACTGTGTCAAATGTTTCTTGTGCTTTGCCATAGCGTTCAAACTCTCGTCTGTTGGGATATTTGCCCCACAAACAAAAACGTCTTGTGTGTTCTTTGCCAAGAACTCTTGCTATGCGATTCACCAAGTAAGGAATATCAAAGCCTTCACTGTTCCATCCACTCATTACATCTGCATCATCAATCAACTGCAAGAATGTATCCAGCAGTTCATCTTCTGTGTCCATGAGAATAGTATCCTCAAACCTGTCTACAATAAGTTGTGCATCTGCTCGTGTTAGTGTTTTGGGTTTACAAACCAAACAAATAGTTTTGCCAATCCAATCCAAGTGTACACTAACTGCGGTTACTGGATTGAATGGGTCACTAGGATCTGCAAAGCCTTTGTCTTTGTCAAAGTCAACCTCGATATCGAAAAATGCTTGTTGTAGTTTAGGAGTATCCGCTCCCAAATAGTTGTCAGCCAAACATCTAAATACTGGGTTGACATCACTTTCAAACAACCGTTGATTGCTGTACAGTTTCTTTTCTTTTTTGAATTGTTTACCGCTAGTAGTTACCACACGTTGTAGTTTGTCGCCAAAGATACTTTCGAAACTGCCGCGACTGTCTTTGTAATAGAACAAGTAACGTGCAGGATATTCCCTGAACTCTCGTCTACCATTTACACGTTCTACAACGTGAATAATATCTTTGTCTCTATCAATGAGTGCGTCTACATACATTAACTAACAAATGCCCTTTCTTGCACAAACGTACCTTGTGTTTTTTTGTTGCCTTCACTGAACCCTAGTGCAGCGAAGTGTTCTTTTAAGTCGTTGTTGAATGCTATACTTCCACATAACATTATACGCTGATATTCAGGATTGTCAATCTTAACTGTTCCGTCTGCCATAAACTTTTGAATGCGTCCTTGCAGTTCAGCAGGTTCTTGTGTAACTGTGCTGATATACTCAATGGGCATTTCGTTGAGAAAGTCTCTGTAGCAGTCTTGTTCTGAATGTGTTCTAGTAGTCCATGTTACAGTGATGTTTTCAAATAAGTCATATGTTTCTGGTTCACGCAACAAACTAATAAAAGGTGCAATACCTGTACCACTAGCCATCATTACCAAATGCCCACCTAATTCCAGATTAGCAAGTATCAGCGTTCCGGTGGGTTTTTCTCCCACTAGTATTTTGTCTCCCACACTCACATGTTGTAGTCGACTGGTTAATGGACCGTCTTGTACTTTGATACTGTAAAACTCCAAGTAGTCGTCATAAGGTCCACTGGTAATACTGTATGCTCTATTAGGTGTATCATCATCAACAGTACTGATCATAACAAACTCGCCCGCAGTAAATCTATAACTGCGAGGTCGTTCGGTTCTTATTCTAAATAGTTTGTCTGTATAATGTTGTACTTCAATGACTGTTAAGTCAAGCATTAATTGTCTCTACCTACTGCTTGAAGTACTTCTTCAACTGCATTAAAACTGTCTTGTACATTAGCAAATTCATTTTTGTATGCAATTCTAATGGCTTTGTTTAGCACTGCTGGTTTCATATCCATTTCTTCTGCAATGGCTTTTACTGTGTCTCTGAGACCTTCTTTGAGTG